GTAGGACCAGTAACACCAGATATATTAACAGCGACACCCACGGAGAACCCATGATTCTTCGGGTTACCGAGTTCATCCACTGTGAATGCTGTGGCGGTTTGTCCATTTCTTATGATCTGTGATACAGCGAATTCATCAGAAATCGGACCTACAATTCTGTTTTCCTCAACCCTTACCTGCATTTGGTCTTGAGCAGTTATACCAGAGGTATCAGGAATAACAGCGTAACCTTTTGATATCTTCTGATAATATAACTCTAGATCTTCTACGTTAGCAAACTCAAAACACGTAATCTTGTGGTGTGAGAAGTTTGGTGCAATCTGTGCTAAGTCATCACGATAGTATACTCCAGTATTGTCACCATCAAAGAATGACATCTGCCAGAAGTAACATCCACCAGTTAGTTTGAATATACCAGCAGGGACTGGTTCGTTAGCAGCAGTTATTCCTAGTGATCCTTGTACTGTTGGATACGGTACATACTTAGGTACAATCTTAGTTCTTCTTAGGTCAGATCCAATAACAGACACACCCCTTGGTGCGATAATGCCACCACGAGTTGAGTTAAACTTATAAAGCTCGTTAGATGCTGAGGTGAGATCAAAGTTTGTATTCTCATTAAATGGTTGAATCTGGTTATAGTCTGCTATACCAGGTCTGTTATCTACCACATATTCAGATGGGTAGAGATATATGGAGAATGCGTCGAATTCGTCGTTTGAAAGACCAACTCTATATGAAAATCTTGCTACCTCTAAGAATGCACGTTGTAACGTCTTAAAAGGACGCAATGCAGAGTTACCTCGGTTATCATAAGCATCCGATGCATCAAAGTCGTCAGGGTTGACGTATATAATACGACCAGTCCTTGACGTGATGATATTTTTAAGACGAGTAAGTGCCATTTATTTTAAAACCTTACCTAATATTTAGTAGTGGCTTATCCACCTGTTGCTATTTTGGTCATATTGACTACTGTGTAGTCATCTGAAGGTGCTTCAAAGCCATTCAGTTGATAACTAATGTCACCAGCAGAGGAATATACTAGTACGTTTTGACCTGGACCTACTAGAAGTGAACTATTCTTATCTGTCACATTTGCAGCAATTGCTTTACCATAGTAAATATAATCTGAATCAGAATAAACTGCGGTTTGATCCGTGTGTATACCTGTGCTAATTGTACTAACATCAACTGTTAAGTTAGCACCACCTCCACCACCGAGTTGAGCATCATTAATTGTCAAGGTATCGGATCCAGCATGACCATATCCACCATTCAATAGTGTTATAGTCGCTGCACCTGATCCATCAACCACCACAGTAACTTTAGTAGTTGCTAGGTCTCCAGATCCACCTGTTGAGTTAGGTGAAATGTTGGTGTAAGTACCAGCACTACGAGATGCATCAGCAGCACTAGGAGATCCTAATGACAATGCTTTACCAGTCCTAATTGTTGTCATCTGACGTGTGCCATTATTCAATGTAGGTGAATCATAGAAAGCATCATTAGCAGCGAATGCTTGTGATCCTTCTCCTATGGTAACCTTCAAATGACATAATGCTGCATCATAGTCTTGGACATATCCAAAAGGTCCAACTGTAATACCAGAATTCTGCACAGTCTGAGTAACATCATTGATAAGGAATGTATCAGCAGCAGCTAATGTCTCACCTCCAACATCATAGATGTATATGTCTGTGTAGGATGGGTTGTCAATAATACTAATACCGAAACCAACACCCTGTGTCTCTCCAGTAGGTGTGCCATCTGCATATGCAAATAACGCAGTCTGAGTATCAGGAGTAACATCAATAGAACTGTATGCTCCTGCCTGACCAGCAGTACCTACCTTACTAACTCCAGCAGTATATTCAGTACCTGCTCCGTTAGTACCTTCAGCAGAATCTGCTGAGAATTTCAAAGGATAGTTAGTGTTACTAGAATCTACCAGATCGAATTTATACGTCCTATTGACATCAAACTGAGCAATAGTAAGTATCGAATGGTCTGTTGCTGAAACACCAGTTTCAGAAATGATATACTTACTACTAATCGATGCTGCTAGGTTAGTAGGAAAGTTAAGTAATGCAGTAGCGTTAGATGCTGATCCAGTTACTGTCTCACCTTCACTAAAGTAGTTAAGTAAGTAAATTCCATTATCTGTTAGTAGTGTTACGCTAACACCATCATTGTGGTCAACGTCAGTTGTACCATAACGTGCTCTTACAACAGTAATATCGTTACCATTAACCTCAGTAACACTAACTAACTCATTATCAATCTGAACAATACCACCAGTGGTAAATCCAGTAGAGTTAGCAACAGTTAGAGTTGTGTCACCAGTAACATAAGTAGCACCCTCAGCAATCGTTGTAACAGTAGCAGAAGCAGACCAAGCGTTAACTGCACTACCAGCAGGAATAGCAGCAGCAGTTGAACCTAATTGTCCTCGTGTTAACGTTAACTGATTAGTTGTAGTGTTGATACCAGAAGAGTTGATGGTCATTACCTCACCACCTAACAAGGTAACTGAATCAGTACCAACTCCAGTAATAGTCATACCATCTGCAAGACCAGTAGTCCTAGAGACTTGCACCTGAGTTGCACCACTAGCAATATCTGCAAACTGTGTCCAAAGACCAGTAGTAGCATTCATTCCTCGGAATGTTGCAGTAAATCCAGAAACAGATCCAGTAAGTGTCTCACCATTCTGAAGAGTACCAGCAATCTGGTCACCATCAATAGCGATGTTACTAATTGGTTTTACTTGTGTATAGTAAACCACCTCTGAGGTTGGTTTAAATACATCTAAAATAGTAGCAGTAGCACCATTAGTAGTTGTAAATGTTGTACCTGGAATCGCTGCTGCGTCTTGGAATCCTGGGTTTAATGTTACTCTATACCCTGTAATTGGATTGCCCTTAGCAAACTTATATCCTGATGAATTCAGTCCATCCAGATGTAGCACTTGCTCGTAGTCACGAAGTGCAGCCCTATAAGAGATACCACTACCTGATTGGTTACAAACATTTAAAACTGTGCTTGCACTTCTATCGATAGGTGTCCTGTAGAGCACCGTATTTGTTGTTGCCCCAGGCTTACTGGCGGCTAATCTTCCTGCTGTCATTTGTTAATTACCATCCAGACATGAAATGTTGTTGTAGTCTAATTTGTCCACCCAATACAGGTGCTGCTAGTGCTCCACCGAAACTAATTGCAACATCACTAATGTTGTTTGTTGAAAGTAGAGTTGCATCGGCATTCGGGAATTGTATACTCACATTTTCCGAAATATTTGATACATCAAGGGTTACTATACCATTGAGGTTATCTGGATTATTTATCTTAGCTAATTCCAGTGTTTTGTTGACCAGAGTTTGAGTCTTCTTCTCTGAAACTAGCATGTTTGAATCAGATCCATTATTCAATGGTGCTGTCGGATCATTGTCAGGGAAACTATAGGTATAAGATTGGTTATCCTCTATATTGGATAAGTCAAACTGTATCTTTCTTCCCTCACCATCCGTGACATCAGTGTCACAGAATACTGCTCCTTTGTAGACCTTGTTGGCTATTGTCTGGGCTGATGCTTCACCAACTACCTTAATGTTAAGGTCGGGCCATATAACTGTGCGATCCTGAGTTAATTGTGATGAATCAAAAATAACATATTTTGTAGGGTTATTCTCATCATTTGATGGAGTATTCGAGAATGTGGGATTAACCATATTCTTATTGAATACATTCTGCTCTGTAATATCGTCTAATAGCGTAGACTGAGTATTAGCAGCACCAAAATCAGGTAATTTGTAAGTATGTGCACCTGGTGCTTCCCAAGCATCAGTTTCAAACTTAGCAATCTTTGATGTATCAGTAGATCCAGTGATCTGTAGCTCAGAGTCCTTAACAAGAATAGTCTTATTAGTTAGAGTCTGAAATGTGTCATTAGCAACTATAGTAGTACTAGTAGAGGTACCGATGTTAGGTAAGTCGAAACGACGTGTACCTGACTGTGTACTGATAGTATCTACGTTGAAATGTGCTCTCTTAGCAGGGTTTTGATCACCTGCAAGATAGAACTGTGTGTCAGTCTGTGTAAAATTACCATTGACAGTCATATATCCACTACCCTGTGGGGTAATTTCAATACTAGATGTCGCTGATGCACTATCAATCGCTCTTATAATAAGAGTCGATGATCCATCAGTATTAGATCTTCTACTATTGTAGAGAGCTGCAGAACCGAAACTGAGACCTATCTCATCTACCGCACCTTGGTAGATTCCAGTGTCCCTGTCCAAGTCAAAAGCTAATCCTGGTTCCGTTGCTGTTCCTGCACTAAGTCCACGAAAAAGTTGATTTACCTTTGCTTTTCTATTAGGTATTAGTGGGTCAGAAATAACAATGGGCAGAATGGCTTCACCAGTTACTAGAGCATCTGCTATTGTTTCTAACTGGGATATCCGTTTAGTTGCCACGAAATTTCAACACAATTATGACTAGTTTTATTTATACGACTTATGGGCTACCCTTTTCAACTAGGTATAATCTCGTAGGCATATATTTTTGTATCTTTTATTTAGTATTTGTTGATACCAAGACATAAATAGTGGTAGAATTAGGAAAACAAAAGATGAAGTGAAAATTTACTTTGTTATTTACCCCTTATTCAAGTACTATGCATAACCTTAGATCGTCAAATCAATTAGCTGAGTGGAAGCACTCTTCAGACCGTTGCTTAAACACACCACAAGATGAATTAATAGATGATTATTTCTCTTGTCTTATTGAAAGTGACAGCCATGAGCAAGAAAGACTCTGTAGACATTTGCTCTGCTAACTCTGGAGTGTTTTTATCTTTTTCCCTATGCAACAGCGATCACCGTTATGCATAATACTTACCCCCATTTAGGGGGTATTTTTATGCGAATTTTTCACCAGTAAATGAAAACCACCCAGTAGCAATATACTTATTCTTACTATATGGTGGATTACCTCTATGGGTATGAGTCCATGCTGATGGCCATATGCCAACACTACCTGCAACAGGATTTATCCTCCTATGCTGCATTAAAAATTCTGTTTCTGCTTCACCTTCAAAGCTATTCAAATATAATGTCCAAGCAAGTACACGATCAGTATCATTATTACCAGCAACTTCAGAATGCCAACTATGAAATCCACCTCCTATAGGTGTTTTCTGCAATTTCACACTCCATGTGGAGAATGGGTATATAACTCTTGAATTTCTAGTGTCAATAATACTATATTTCTCAACATATAACTCAATCGCTCTGGATATTGTATCATTAACCATTGCATGAGCATCTTGAAAATCATGCTCGGCAAACAATGCTTCATCAACTCTACTATCTGCAACACTATGCTTCTGCATATATGGAGTTACCCTATTATCAAGGATCTTATCCATCCCTTCAATAATAGTATTACATTTATTTACAGATAAAAGATCTGGATATACTTCAATAAAATCTGGGTGCATTTACTTCTACTTCAATGGTATCAAATAGTCTATTGAGTGATTTAGCATAACCTCGGTAACCACTACCAACATATACTTGACCAGCAACTACTGAAAACGTAGCAATGCCCCAGAAGAGATAATAAAATCTACTCTTCACTTGGGCTCTCCTCTTCTCTGAATTTAGAGTCATCTTGATTCATATTTTTAACTATTCTATCATAATCTGACGCACTGTCAAGCAGTGCCTTCTTCAAATCTTCATAATTCCATTCGATTTCATCCATCGGAAAAACTTAAAATTGCTCTTGGTGTACAACTGATAGGTTCGTGATAAACACCAGCAGGTATGTATATACCACATCCTGGCCATATGGTGTGTAGTTTGCCGTCGTCAAATCTATACTTAGTGGCACCTATCGCACCAACTATGAATACATCTTGATGATCACAATGTCTACCTAGTGTCTTCGACTGTGGTGTGAATGACACATAGGTATCTAGTAAACCAAATCCAAACTCATGGTATACCTTCTCAGCTACAGGCACAAAAGAAGAGGGTAACGTATCACCCTCTAATATTACTGTAGGAAGTATTTCATCTGGAGTCTTCTCATTAGAATAACCCCACTGTCCAGACTTTACATCACCATTTATCTTTTCAATAATATGATCCCAGTGGATGTCCACTTGGGTCCAACATGGTAAATGCGTAGGGGTCATTAACAATCTGATAGGTTTGGATGTTCACCAGTAGCATAGTATGCTGCTGCATTTTCACCTGCTGACTCGCAAGTGTATTCATCTGCTACACCAGGAAATGTGGGATTGAACCCAGATCCAAAGGATCCACCTCCTCCATTATTCATTCCGAGTCCACACCCCATTAAGAGAAGGGGGAAACTACAGAGAATCAAGATCTTGTTTAACATGTTTTGTTGTTGCGAATT